ACAATCAGGGCTATGGTGATTTTATAGAAGATACAGAAAGCGAATTTGTAAAGGAAACGGAAAAGGTTGAAATAATATTTGCAGGAACTGCACTTTATCAATATTTAGGTACTGATAAAATTTATTACGCAATATATAAGCTATCGAATACAAAGCAGAGTGAAGACCCGATGGACAGCGTAATACGCATTTTACAGGCGCAGAAGATAACTAATCGGGTTAGCTGGGCAATGAAGAACGGAGGCACTACACTTGCAACTTATAATGATTACGGGTATGCAGGGCATCTGTTTTTTGATTCCGCAAGTTTTACGGCTACTAACCTAAACCCTACATCTGATATAAACTTTGGTGCGCCAGCTGAAATCTATTTCAGGGTACAGCAGTATACTTCGGCTAATCTATTTAATAGTTACTGGAGCGAATACATAGCAGAAATAACAGATAAGGACAGCAAGCTATTAACAGCACAAATGAAGCTGAATGATGTAGATATTTATAACCTTGATTTCGGGAAGTTGCTATATATAGACGGAAGCCTTTGGAGGTTGAATAGGATTTTAGATTACAACCCGATTGCATTGCAGACAACTAAGTGCGAATTTCTTAAAGTAATTGAATTAATATAATGGCGCAGCAAGAAGCTATAAACATAAAAGTAACGGTTGACAGCAAAGATGCGCAACAAGGCGTAGACAAGCTGCAAGAAGGTGTAAAGCAAACTGGTGAAGCTGCAAAGAAAGCGGAAGCAGGTGCAAAGAAGGCAGGCGGTGCTTTTGCATCTATTGGCAATGCTTTAAAATCACTCGGCATTATTGGGCTTGTTGTCAGGGGCTTTGAGTTCTTGCAGGAAGTTCTAATGAAGAATCAAAAGGTGGCTGATGCTTTTGCAGTTGCTGGTGAGTTTATTAGCAGGGTGCTTTCTGATTTGGTAGAGTTTGTGGTTAATAACTTCGGTAAGGTTGTCGATTTGTTTACAAAGGTCTTTAACGACCCTTTGCTGTACGTTGAGAAATTAGGCGAAGCAATAAAAAACAACCTAATCGAAAGGGTTAAAAGCCTTATTGATGCTTACGGGTTTTTGGGTGAGATTATTAAAAACGTATTTACTGGGGAATTTGACAAGGCAGCAGAAGCGGCAAAGAATTTTGGTAAAGAGGTGGTGGATGTGTTCACAGGTGTTGACGATGCCTTTGATAAAGGCGTGGAGGTTGTAAAGAACGCAACAGCTGAGATTGTTGAATATGGTAAAGAAACATTAGAGGCTGCAAAAAAAGGTGTAGCGTTAAGGAATAGCGCAAGGCTGGCGGCAAGTGAAGCAGAGGTAGCAGCTGCAAAATTTAAACGACAAGCGGAAGAACAAAGACAAATCAGGGATAATGAGTTTGCAAGTTTAGAAGATAGGATTGCAGCTAATCAAAGGCTCGGTAAAATATTAGAGCAACAACTAAAGCAAGAGGAAAGAGCTGCTGAATTAGCCGTGGCTGCTGCACGTTATGAGTTTAACAAGACCAAAAGCCTTGATGACCAGATAGCATTAAATCAGGCTATTGCACAGCTTGAAGGTAAGCGTGAAGAAATAACAGGGCAGCGTTCAGAACAGCTTGTTAATGAAATTGCACTAACAAAGGAACTGCAAGAACTTAACAAAACAAGGGTAGCGGCTGAAAACAAACTTGACATAGATGCACGCAAAGCGGCAGCGGATAGGATTAAAGACGAAAAAGAAAAGCTGGAAGTAAAGCGACAGATTGCAGTAGATGAAGCAGCTATTGAACTTAAAAGGCTTGAAGATAACGTTAACGCTGCAACTGAAGGAACAACGGCAAGGGTAGCGGCTGAAATTGAGTACAAAGAGAAAAAGGCAGCTATTGCTAATGAGATAATCGCAATAGACGAAAACATTAATAAGCTGGCTATTGATAGAGCAATGGCTGAATCTGAAAGAAGGATAAATGAAGCCGCTAATCTAAAAGCCAATAAAGAAAAAGAGGTAGAGATAAGGCGTGCAGAATATGACGAGCAAGAAAAGCTATTAAAAGAATCATTAGAAAAAAACTTAATAAGCGAAAGAGAATACACCGAAAAGACCAATGAATTAAGCAAAAAGAGGGATGAAGTAAGAAAGCTGGAAGTCGAAAACTATATACAAGCAGCACAAGCAGGTGCGGATGCTTTAACTAATTTGGCAAATTTGATTGGTGCGCAAACTGCTGAAGGTAAGGCATTAGCTATTGCGGGCGCAACTATTGACACAATAAGCAGTGCAGTTCTTGCATACAAAAGAGGTTTAGAAGTGCCTATTATCGGCACAATACTTGCACCTATTAACGCAGCCATAGCAGCAGCGGCAGGCATCGCAAATATTAAAAAGATAGCATCTGTAAAGATACCCGGACAAAGTAGCGCAGGCGCAGCAGTACCATCTATCAATACAGGGGCTGCACCAATCACGCCACAGGCTGCATTACCAACAGTTACCCAATTAGACAACCAAACGATTAACAGAATGGGTAGCGCAACAAATAGGGCGTATGTTTTAGAATCAGATATTAATAATAATCAAGAAAGGCTTATCAGAATAACAAGAGCGGCAAGGCTCGGCTAAACTAAAGACATGGAGAAAGAATTACCGATTTACGAATTACAAATAGATGACATAAACGGAAGCGCAGAAGTTGATTTTGTTGCTTTGGTGGACAGACCTGCTGTGCAGCGTAACTTTTTAAAGTTTGCAGAAGATAGCTGGAATGATTACCCTGAAGCAGCGGTCAATAATGCAAAGCGTGCTTTAAAATGGGCTGACGAGAACGGATGGGGTAGCTGTGGAGAGGCAACAGGGAAAGCAAGGGCTAACCAAATCGCTAATAAAGAGAATCTGACAAGGGAAACGATAGCTCGTATGGCATCATTTAAAAGGCATCAACAAAATAAAGATGTGCCGTATGATGAGGGATGTGGCGGTTTAATGTGGGATGCTTGGGGAGGCGATGCAGGGATAGAATGGGCAATAAGAAAGTTAAAGCAAATAGATAGACAACGTTTTCAAATAGACGATGAAGAGCAGCGGATAATTTCAGGCGTTCTTATGTTAGCGGATACGCCAATTTATAGAAACGATGGTGTGCAAGAATATTATGTAGTTTTCACAGCACAAACTATTGCTGAAATAGTACAAAAGTTCTTCAGTAAAAGTTATCAGAATAATGTTAACCTGATGCACGATAGCGGACAACAGCTTGAAGGCATCACCATGTTTGAATCATGGGTAAAAGATAGTAAACGTGGTGTTAGGGCTTTGAAAGGCTTTGACGATGTGCCTGATGGTAGCTGGTTTGGTTCTTATAAAGTTTATGATGATGCAACGTGGGATAAAATAAAAAGCGGTGAGGTTTTAGGGTTTAGCGTTGAAGGTGATTTTATTTATAAGAAAAAAGTGAGCAAGGAGGAGCAGATGATGAAAGATATTATTAAAATCCTGCAATCAGTTTAGTCTTTTTCTGTTTTGTGTACAGTAGGTTTCACCCTGCCCGTCTCTACGGGTGGGGTTTATATTTCGTAAAATATTAGTATATTTGTATGCCTGAATCTAATCGATAAAAATGGAGTGCCTAAAAAGCACAATCTTCAAAGGGTAGTGGCTGCAACCATTACCCTTTTTTTATTCTATTTTGCCTATATCCTTACTGCTTACTAATTAGTTGTAAATATTATATATGACAGCTGTAGAAGCACTAAACAAAATTAAAGCCATGTTTGCCGAAGCAGGCGAACTGCCAGCGGTAGCACCCGCATTGGCATTGGCTGAATATGTCCTAATGGGCGGTACAAAAGTAAACATAGACAAACTTGAAGTAGGCGGCAAAGTTGAGGTTATCGGTGAAGATGGTAGCCTTTCTCCTGCACCTGTTGGAGAACATGAGTTAGCTGATGGTACAAAAATCGTTGTAGACGAGGCTGGAATCATAACCAGCGTATCTGTACCCGAAGCAGCTCCTTCTGTTGAAGTTGAAGTAGAGGCGAAGGTTGACGAGGAAAAAGAAATGATGAAAAAGAAGATAGCTGAAATGGAAGCTGAACTTTCTGCAATGAAATCAAAGTTTTCAGAGGTTGAAGGTGCAGCAGTTGCACAATCTGCAAAGTTTTCTTCAGCAATTACGCAGCTTACAGATGTTGTTGTTGGTCTTTGCAACACTCCAAGTGTTGACCCATTACCTGCATCTGATAAATCTTACAAGTTTGTAGAAAGCAAGCAAAGCAAGATTGATAAGTTTTTAGACATGGCGAAAAATCTTAAATAGTAGCATCACTTTAATAACAAATAAAAAATAATAATTATGGCTTTTGACGTCTCAACTTTGGCGAACTATACCAAAGACAACTGGAAAGACCTTGTTACATCTTCCGTACTTGGTAGCAAGACTGCGACACTTATTAAGGCACAAGGTAATGTTTTAATAAATGTGAAATCCGCAGAAAACATTACAATCATGGACACAGACGCATTTTTCCAATCAGGAACTAACTGTGGATTCAATGCTTCAGGTACTACCACATTTACCCAAAGGGCTGTAACTGTTGGTAAAATCAAAATTAATGAAGCACTTTGCTTGAAAGATTTGGAGAGAACATTTTTGCAAAATGCACTTCCAGCGGGAAGCCGTTATTCTGAAATGATTTTTGCTGAGCAGTTTACTAATCGTAAGGCTGAAAAAGTTGCTGAGCAAATAGAAATCGCTTTATGGCAAGGTGATACAGCTTCTGCAAATGGCAACCTTAATAAGTTTGATGGTTTGTTGAAGTTGATTACTGCTGCATCTACTGCGGTAACTAATGCAAACACTTCAACTTATATTTCAGGCGGTCCGATTTCATCCATCACAGTTGCAAACGTGGTAAGCGTATTTGATGCAATCTACCAAGCAATCCCTGCAAAGGTTGTTGCAAAAGATGATATCACTATCTTCTGCGGTATGGACATCTTCAGGCTGTACACCATTGCCCTGAAGAACGCTAATCTGTTTGCTTACAATCTTGATATCAAAGCTGATAGCGAGTTTTTCCTGCCCGGCACTACTGTGAAGGTGGTAGCTGTTCAAGGTCTGAATGGTACAAATGATTTGGTAGCTATGAGGCTTTCAAATTTGTTCTTTGGCACAGACCTTCTTGACGAGCAAGAATCTCGTTTTGAGCTGTTTTTTGCCAAAGAGGCGGATCAAATTAGGTATGTAAATGAGTTCAAAGCTGGTGTAAACTTTGCCTTCCCTGACGAGATAGTGAAGTTCTTCATCTAAATATAAACGGGGGCAGCTAATAACTGCTCCCACTTTTTAAATTAATAAATCAAAGAATATGCCCTGCGTATTAACACAAGGATTTACGTTAGATTGCCGGGATAGTATCGGTGGCGTAAAAGCTGTGTGGTTTATTGCTCATGCTAATGTTACAGCTGTAACACAGGCTTCAGGAGTAGTAACTGCAATAACCGATACTTCAAACTGGTATAAATATAATTTAGTAAAAAATACTGCAAGCCTTACCGAGAATATCACAGGCACAGTAGAAAACGGGACTGTACAATATGCACCCGAACTGAATATAATCATTAACAAACTGCAAGCGAATACCCGTAACGAAATTTTGCTTCTTGCTCAAAATACGCTCATGGCGATTGTGCAAGACCAAAACAATAAGTACTGGCTGCTGGGT